TTAGGTGAGATAATTGCTAACGGAACAGAAGTTTCTATATGGACTGGAAATGATGCAACAGCAGGAGAGTTTACAGGATTTGTAGGCGGTGGTGTTGGACACTTAGTAACAGATGCAACAGTAGTTGATGTAGCAAACGCAGGTGGTGCTGGAACTGCTTATGACGCAGCTAACATTATAGCAAACTTACAAGCGTGTACAGCTGCAATAGCAACAACAGTTTACACAAAAGATGATTTATACATTTATATGTCTCCAAAATCTTACAGACTTTACATCTCAGCTATCTCTACATTAGGCTATGTGAATGCATACTCTATGAATGGAGATTATGATGCAGTATTTGAAGGAATTAAATTAGCAGTTTGTAACGGAATGAAAGACGATGTATTAGTAGCAGCAGAAAAATCTAACTTATTTTTCGGAACGGATCTTCTTTCGGATCAAACGAGAATCCAAATGAGAGTAGTAGCTAGATATTCAGGTGGTACTCAAGTAGGAATTGGTGCTGATACAGTATTAGTATCGTAATAAACTTAATTAATAGAAGCAGGGGTGTAAAAACCCTTGCTCCTTTAACCTTTAAAATCAACGACTTATGGCATGCACAGCACTTACACGCGGAAGGGGACTAGACTGCAATCGTATATCAGGGGGAGTAAAAAAAATATTCTTCTCAGTATATGATAAAGATGTGTCTTATACTTATGACGCAACACACCCTTTAGAAATTGATGCGATTGATTGGAATGGTAGCACTATTTATGAATACGTTATGCCTTTGGGCGTAGCTAGTATTACGGATACTATTACAGGCTCTAGAGAAAATGGCACAATCTTTTACACACCTACTGTTAACATTATATTAAACAGATTAACTAAAGAGGATCAAAATGAAATAAAATTATTGGGCAAAAGTAAAGTAAGAATTTTTGCTCAATTAAATCAACAACTAGCTAATGGACATGATGTATTTATTGCATTAGGAATGGCTAATGGTTTGGAATTAAACTCAGGCACTATGGATACAGGGGCTGCTTTCGGAGACAGAAACGGTTACACGTTGACGTTTGACGGCATGGAAGCAATACCTTTTGCTATGTTAGAAGATTATACTACTACTCCTTGGGATCAAAGTGGTTTTATTAATGAGGCAGGAACATTCCCTACAACTTCTTAATCTACTTAGTTTTTTTCATATATATTTCAGATCAGGGTGGCTTTTAGCCACTCTTTTCTTTTATAAGCAAATAAAAACAGGGTTTTTCTATTATATTATATATGATACAAGGAACAATAAAATCTAATATAGAAGCATACTTACAAACTGAGGACAATAGGATTGATACTGGAGTTACTACAAGTCAAATTGGACACCTAGTAAAATTCACCAATGATATGGATAAATCAGTTCAATATGCATATGCTTTTTTAGAACAATTTAAAGAAAGATATAATTATTTCTTATTTATATACGATGCTACTCCTAATGTTTATACAGGTAGAATAAACTTAATTCCAGCAGGATATTGGAAATATGAAGTATATGAGGTAAGCTGGCAAGGAACTAGAACAATTTCAGAGGGTAATGCTCCAATAACAGAAACACAAGTATTAACCCCTGCTGCTGATGATAAAGGAGTAGTACAAGGATTAGTAACAAAAGGAAAAATGTATTTAGCTGAATATCCAGGACAGGAGCAAGTTCAATACACACAAAGACAAGAACCAAGTGGAACAAATTATATATATTACGGACAATAAATAAAACAAAATGGCAATAGAAAATGTACAACAGCTCTTAATGGAGCAATTAGGTAAAAACGGAAGCACTGAAATATTCACAACAGCAGCTCAATCAGGTAAAGATTGGTATTGTGTGTACTTTCCAGTAGAAAGTGTAGTATCTGCAATAACAGTTGCTGATGCAACAGGAGAATCAGCTCTTCAAACGACACTACCTGCTGGCACATCTCTTCTGATGAATATTACGGCAATAACACTAACGAGTGGAGTTGGAATAGGTTATTCTGAAGGAGCAACTACATAGGATATGGTAAAATTAGGATTAGGATTTAGTTTAGCATCTATAAGACCTATGGGGGCTTGGTCTCCTGAAGATGAAAGCTCTAAGTTAGAAGCTTGGTATAAGAAAGGTGATGGTATTGTGCTAAATGGAAGTGATGTAAGCACATGGAGGGATCAATCTGCGAATAGTAGAGATATGAGACAAGCAACAGCAACTGAACAGCCTGCTTATGACGCAAGTGGTGAGTTTTTAAGTTTTACTAGTGCAGACACAAATAATCTTCAAACAAGTGGACAAATATCTTTAACAGGATCATTTACAATAGGAATAAAATTTTATCCTGATGCTTTTAACAATACTGTAATTGCAGATAATACAACTTCCAATGAGTTTTTTAAACTTACAGCCTCAGATAGGTTAGCAGTAAAAATTGATGGCTCTACAAAAAATATGGATTTAGATAGTGGTGATTTTGAAGATGGATATATAGTTTTAACTAGAACTGCATTAGGATTGATGACTTTGTATCATAATGGATCAGCTCAAAGTGGAACACAAACTTTAACAGGAACTTCAGATATTGATGCAATAGGTGTAAGAAGAACTGATGTAAACCCATATTCAGGAAGAATTTATGAAATTCAAATATACTCAGACAGCAACGCTACTTTAACTGCTAATGTAAATAATTATTTATCAAAACTATAATGAAACTATGAAGAAAATAATATGTAAATTTATCTGCAAAATAACTTTAAACACAATTTGCTTAAAAATGTGCAATACAAAGTGTTGTAAGAAATAAATAATAAAACATGGAAAATAATATTTTAAGTATAAATTTAGAAACTCAAACAGCTCCAATAATTCAAGAAGTTCGTGGCAAAGACTACATCGAGTACGGCACCGACGACTGGAGAAACCTCTATCCTCAATTTCTTATTGACTTATACTACAACAGTTCTACACATGCTGCTATTATTAATTCTACTGCTGAAATGATCTCAGGCGAAGATTTGCATATTGATGATGTAGATACTAATTTAGATTCTTATGTAAGACTTAAAAAGTTCATGAGAAATGCTAATGGAAAAGAATCATTACATCAAATAATTAAAAAAATAGCTTTTGACTTTAAACTTCAAGGAGCATATGCTTTACATGTTATTTGGAATCGTGAACGCACAGAAATTGTAGAATTATATCATGTTCCAGTAGAGCGTGTTAGAGCAGGCAGACCCAATGAAATGGGTAAAGTAGATACTTATTATATTAGTGCAGATTGGTCAAATACAAGAATACACAAACCATATCCTATTGCAGCCTTTAATGCTAATGATAGAACTTCAGGAAGTCAATTAATATATACAGGGTCTTATTCCCCCGATATGGACATATATCACACTCCAGATTATTTGGCAGGTTGTAACTGGGCGCTAGTAGATCAGCGTGTGGCAGAATTTCATCTCGCAAACATAGAAAACGGTTTCTCGGGAAGTTATTTTATTTCCTTCGCAAACGGTATTCCAACAGAAGAAGAAAGATTCCAAATAGAAAGAAGTCTTACAGAAAAATTCACGGGGGCTAAAAATAGTGGTAAGTTTATACTCACATTTAGTGATGATAGAACAAGAACTCCTGAAGTTACACCAATTAGTGTTTCTGATGCTGATAAACAATATTTAGCCTTGCAAGAGCTACTCGTTCAAAACATAGTTACCGCCCATAGGGTAACATCTAAAACGCTTATGGGAATTGATAGTACAAATGGCTTTTCATCAAACACAGATGAACTTATAAACGCAGCAAATTTTTATCTTAATACGGTTGTTAGGCCGTTTCAGTTAAATATATTAAATACACTACAAACTATATTCTCAGTAAACAACATGGATTTAGAGTTAGACTTTGTACAATTAAAGCCAATAACAGTACAATTTGATTCTGACACTATTCGAGATGTAATGACACAAGATGAAATAAGAGAATCTCTTGGATTGAAGCCTTTAGCAGGTGATGAAAAAACAGCAGAAGAAGAAGTTAGATTCGCAAAAGTAGGAATGATAGATGGACAGCCTGTTTTTAGTACCATAGAAGAGGCTGAGGAGCATGCAAAGTCTGTTGGGTGTTCAGGGTATCACGAGCATGAATATGAGGGTAGAACGGTTTATATGGCCTGTGAGGGGCATTCAGCAGCAACAGAACTTGCT